CGTTGGCATGTGGTAAGTCGCAATAAATCAAATTCACAACCAATATAACACTCTCCCTTGTGTATTATTTGTTTTTTAACTTTAAAAGCTCAATATATTCGACAGCTTTTTCTAAATCCTCCTTGCTTATATCTTTAGCGGCAGAGAAGAGCATACGAGCCCCTGGACGTGTGCGTAGGTATTCAGCAAATTCGGCTGCTTCTGGGTCGGTATAGTAGCCGTCATTATTTGGCTCGCCTATCATAGCCAAATCGTCTGCCGTAATACCGAGCCCTTTACATATTTTAGCTATATTATCTATAGAAGCCCCTCCAACATTTCGTAATATGGAAAATAAAGTAGATGGGGGCATACCTATGTATTGCGCAAACTCACGTTGGGAACCGTGCTTTTTTATTAACATTTTTAAGTACTCTTCTCTTGTCATGGCGAAACTCCTATAACGTAATAATGGTAATTACATATATAGGATAGCATTTGATGTACGAAATTTCAATAATTAAATACGATATTTCAAACATTAATTATATTTAAACGAAATATCAACAAGAATTTATTGGACGTGAACGAAATATCGAGCTATACTAAAGCCATAGAGATGAACGAAATATCGTACATCATAAATGTTTTAACGTGAAAGGAGGTGAGTATATGTATAAAAACCTAAATGCTGAGTTGGCGAGAATGGGGTGGACAAGAAAAGACCTTGCACTAGCTGCCGATATCCGTTACCAAACCTTGAGCGAAAAGATGAACGGTAAAACAGCATTTACATTCCCTGAAGCAATTAAAATTAAAAAGGCTATGAAAATCGATATGCCATTAGAACAAATTTTTTTAGATTGAATGTCCGAAATATAAAGCGGCAAGGAGGGCAGGTTATGAAAGAATTCGTAAAAGATGAAAGACAAGGGAATATGAACAGTAGAAAAGAATACACCATAAAAATAAAAGTAGATACATATGAATTAGATGACGCGATCAAAAAGCTAAAAAGGCTTAATAAGTTAGCAAAAAAAAAATTGCCACGTGTAACATTTAGCACACATGGCAATTTAAACGAAAAGGAATTTATTGAGCTTCTAGGCAAGTACCAATGGAAATAGCAATTACTGATGATGTATCTAAAAGCAATGAACCAAGTTCTTGGACTGATCCAGATGAGATTAATTTAACATCCTTTAGTAGCAATGAATTCTCATCAAACAATAGATGCCTTTCAGAATTTGGGACATAATTTTTATTTAACGCTTTTTCTGTACTTTTTAGGCATTGATAGAGCAGCTTGGATTGAATATCAGACTCATCACTATATACAGGAAGAGCAGACAATAGACCAGCATTAGTAAGTAATATAAGCCGATTGCCATTTAATTCATTAGCTTCTAAAGAAACAGCAAATGCAATGATTTTCTTATGCATATCCATATAATCACCTCCTTTCAAGGTGATTATACAAACAATAAATAAAATTTATTAATGAATATACAAAATATACATGAATAATTTGTAAAAGGAGGTAGTTATGAATAAAGAATCACTCTATGAATTATGTTCGATATGCTTATGGATTTTAGCATTAGGTATATCCTCCAGCATAAGCATATTCATCTTAGTATGGATGTTCCGATTGGCATGTGGTTGCTAGGAGGTGCATATGAATAAGATGTGCATCACAGTAGCGGAGGCGGCAGAACTTGCTAGCGTACCGCAAGCCGTTATCCGAGAATGGGCGCAAGATTTTGACTTCCCGTCCATGAAAATCGGTAAACGTGGAGGTAAACGCCTTATCCACGTTGAGTCGTTTAATGCTTGGCTAGCGAAACGTTGCCAGGCACGAATAGGAGAGTAAACATGTTGAAATTAGTTTATGCACTTCGCATTATCGCAGCTGTATTAGCTGTTGGTGCCATGGGGAGCCTACAACTTGATGTAATCGACTTTTGGACTTGGTTTTGTCAAACCATGCTTGGTGTTACATTATGGATTTTAGCTGGATATTGGTTAGAAGATATCCACGAATTGGAAAAAGAAAAAGTCCGCTGGTGAAAAGTTAGAAGAAATTTCAGCGGACTTGGTAGAGTGATGATCTAATAACACTCTACCTGTATTGTACAAAATATAGGAGATAAACACAATGAACAAAACACTATTAATGACAGCAACAATCGCATCTTTAGCAGTAAACGTAATGGCTGCTAATAACAATACTTTGGTAGGCACGGACAATAACATTACAGCTACTTCTCATAGCTCTTTGGTATCTGGTTACCAAAATACAATAGACGCTAACAACGCACTAGCATTTGGTACTAATAATACAGTAACAGGTGAAAATGGCTTCGTAGGTGGTAATAACGCTACTGCAGCAGGTCGCAACTCCTTTGCATTTGGTTCTCACGCTGAAAGCTTAGTAGAGTACACAGTAGCCATTGGTAATCAAGCTAGAACCGCATCCTATGATAGCGTAGCTATTGGTAATGGTGCTTTCGTATCCGGTGAATCTAGCGTAGCTTTTGGACGCACTAATAACGTGACTGGTGAAAATTCCGTAGCGATTGGCGCTAACAACGGTACAGTAGCAGGTGGCCAAAGCGCCGTTGTAGGGTACAACAATAAAATCGGTGCCGACAAAGAACAGCTAGTATTTGGATCTAACTCCGAATCTAGCGGACAAGGGGCGCTAGTATTTGGTACACACTCCAAAGCCGTAGCAATGGACGCCGTTGCATTCGGTAACAACACGATTGCGGACAAATCGAATGCAGTTGCCATCGGTACAAATTCCGTTACCGATGATGCGGTAGGGGTTGATGGTATCACAATTAATGGTACTCGCCACGTATTTGCAGGCGAGCAACCGGCAAGCGTAGTAAGTTTTGGTGCTAAAGCCCGTGCAGGTGCAGGCGGAGTAACTCAGTACAACCGCCAACTCACTAATGTTAGCGCCGGTCAAATCTCCGCTGATTCATTAGACGCTGTGAACGGCTCCCAGCTGTTCGCTGCGATTGATGAAATCGAAACAAACGCTAAACAAATTAGTAAAAATAAGAAAAATATTAAGGATGTGGCAATCGGTTTGAACATGCTTGGCGATGTAGTGAACGATCATGAGCAAGCTATCGCAGGTAATACTACCGCAATCGCCAACAACACTAACCGCATCAATGGTAATACATCTGCTATCAACTCCCTTGGCCAAAAGGTATCTGCTAATACAGCGGATATCAGAAGCCTTGAACATGTGGCAGATAATCACGAAGGGCGTATCACAACTTTAGAAAATCGTTCTTTGGGCTTAGCTAATGACATTAAAAACAAGGTTAACAATCTTGGCCAACGTGTTAATAAGTTGGGCGCAAGTTCCGCAGCACTAGCAGGTCTACACCCCCTTGAATATAACAAGAATGACAAAGGTAGTTTTGCTATTAGCTATGGTCATTACCGTAACGCTAACGCAATCGCACTTGGCGCATTCTATAGCCCTAACGAAAAAGTACGCTTAGGATTCGGCATCACTTTAGGTGGTGAAACTCAATTCAATATTAATGCTGCATTCCGCACTGGTAGAGGCTCTGAATATGAACCACAAGCTAAGAATGGTGAGCTCGAACAACTTCGCCAGGAAGTAGAAACACTTAAAGCGTTAGTTAATAAATAAGGAGGTTACTATGCCGGAATTAACATCTAAAAAGGTGATGCCCACGATTAATACATTTGACTTTAATTTCTTTGCTGACAACAAAGGTAAAAGAAATGCAGCTCAAAAAGTATCAATTATTACAACTAATAGTTACATTAAACTTTCGCTAGCTGCATATAGAAAACTAAATGGACCTGAGTATTTTAGAGTTGGGATAGATATTGATAATAAAGCAATTTGTGTAGCACCAGCGTTATCTACAGAGACTTATATATTTAAGCCAACAGCAACACAAATCGAAAGAAATACTATTTATATATCTAAAAGTCGCAGTGTAATCAAAAGGCTTCGTGAACTTGGCATTCCAAAAATTGTAGAAGGTCGCTTAGTTGATGATGAATTGTTGTTTAAATTCTAAAGGAGAAACTATCATGGAAAATCAAAATATCTTAACTATTAAATTCAATACGTTAGACGATCTAGCAGTGCAAGTGGCGGATTGGAACGAACGATTAAATCATCAGTGCTGCGGTAATTGCTCTAATGTTGAAGCGCCTACAGTAACAGTTGGCGAGACTATCGATATTGAAGTAGCGGCGTCTGAAGTTGCAGGAAAAGTAGCTACAAAACAACAGCCTGAACCTGTTGAAGTTGAGCCAGCGCAAAAGGATGTTCCTGTAACCGATTTTGAAGGTAAGTTAGTAACAGATAAAAAAGAAGAAAAGGCTGAACAGGTAGAAGAACCTGTAGCGGAACCTGGTCCTGTTGAAACACCGACTGAAGAATCAACTACAACAGAAACACTGGAACAGGATGCAGCATTAGATATAACTGCTGAACCGATTGATAAAAAAGCATTCTATAAAGAATTCCGTGAATGGATGGGCGAAGATGGGGTAAAAGCAAAAAAAGCACTTGCAATTTTTAGCAAGCATGGTGTTAGTCGTCCATCTAGTGACTCTTTGACAGATGATATTATTACTGATTTGAAGTCCGCAATGGCAGGGGAGGCTTAAATATGTCTAAACAACAATTCAAAAGCCAAGCAGATATATGCAAGAAGTCGCTAGACATATTACATAAGGCCGTTGAAATGGACCCTAGCAACGCTGAGGAATACCAAGCTGGTATTGCTTACACAGAAGGAGTTATGAAAGCATCCAATGCGATTGTAAAAGCATTTGATGTAGTAGAGCCCCCTAAGACAGCTACACCTAAAGAAAAATCTGAAGACACTCCTAAAGAAGAAAAACCTAAACGTAAGCGTAAGGCCAAATCAAGCGAGCCTCCTGTACCTGTTGTTAAAGAGGCTGAAGAAGTGATTGCCCCTGTGCCAGAAGAAGATGCGGACTTATTCGCTATGTTCGGCGACTAAAAGGGGGTATTCACTGTGGAGATTGTATCCAGTACCTATATTCACAAAATGTTCGATAGCGTAATTCTAGAGGCTCCTTATGGAGCAGAATACACAACTGTCCACCATATCGACTGTGGGTTTACGTTTGGGGGTAGCTGGCAACGTAAATATTCATATCATAATGGATATGTTACCGGTGCCAAATACTACACCTGCCCAAACTGCCAAACATCTTCCAATCCTTGTGATCATAAAATTTACTATTCCATTAGTGATGAGAAAGTATATCCTGTGACCGCTTATGTGGAGGTTATTAATTACAAACACTTCTTAGATTTAAAAATTAGATACCAAGGTATACAGCTTTTCTTTGACGGTAGAAAAAACGACCACGGAATGTGTACGGAAACGTTGCGATTCGACTTTAAGAAACGCAAGGCTATCTTCATTGATAGATTTAGAATCCGTTATGAATTGACTGTTGATTACATTCGTGAAAATGAGATTATGCCTGTACTTAAATTCTTTGGTGATTCATACGCAATGACAGACTTTAACAGAAAATTTTTAAACAAAACATTCAAAGCATTAAGGTCTATGTTTGAAAAACGATTAAAGGAAACATATGGGTATGGCGCTAAGGATGTATATGTAGCTCCTGGGGCCACTGAAGACAACGGCTATCATTTTACGATGCTGCTTAATATGATTTTAAAATTATCGGCACCGGATATGCCTAGCATTGTTAGCTTAATGAAACAATATGTGTATTGGACTAATGCTTACTGCTTATATCGATACACAAATATTCCTTTTGAAGACGATGTATTGGCGGCTACAAGAAAAGGTATGAATTTTCAAGAAGCACTTAGACAATCATACAAGGCTCCCAATAGTAGAGCCTTGCGGAAGTGTATGGTTAATGATCCATTAAGCGTATATATGTCTGATGTTTTAAATCTCTTCAGTGATGAAAATTGTAGACGTACTATCCTCACGCTACAACGAAGCTATGAAAGTGCTTGTCCATATACAGGCAAGCTTCATAACGCTAATGATTTTCGTAAGGCGATGAAGCTAAATATACCTCGCTCTAAGGACATGTGGCAGGAGCTAATTAAGCGATGTGGTGAGCCAGCGGTATTGCGCTGGATGTTATCCGAAGACATTCGTGATATCGAAGATTGTGTAGATATGTACACAAAACTCGATGCAAAATACCAAGATGTATTATGGGCAAAACGATTTAAGCTGAAGAACTTTCATGATGAAGTTATCAGAATATTCAACAAACAAGAGTACGGCGACGTAATGCTTCCGGAGGTTCCTCAATTACAAGCGGATGTAAACGGAATGCATTTTATGGTCCCAAGAACTGCAGCAGATTTAATGACTGCTGGTAAACGGTTAAAAAATTGTGTTGGCTCATACCGAGATAGAGTCATGAAAGGAACTACGGCAATAGTGCTAGTTACTGATGATGCTATGAAGCCAGTTGCATGCCTAGAATTGGCCAATAAGGGTAAGAAGAAAGGTCGTCAAATATTTGACTTAGTACAGGCTAAGCTCTTTGCTAATGAAATGCTTAAAGAGAATGCTCATATTAATTCGACGGTCATGCAATGGGCCAATCAATTAAAGATTGAACCGCATACCATCGATGTGGATGCCACTGTTGTATAGGAGATCACTATGAAACTCACAAAATTAGAATTACTAAATTTTAAAGGGCTAAAGTCCTTTACCATAAATCTTAATGGCGATGTCGTAATCCGTGGCGATAATGCTACGGGTAAAACAACTGTATTTGACTCTGTGTGCTGGTTACTATTTGGCAAAGATAGCCTAGATAGGGCTGACTTTGAAATCAAAACATTGGATGGAGGAGAACCCATTCATAAAGTCAATCATGAAGTAACAGGTACCTTTACTTTAGATGAAGGTGGCACAGTAGAACTCAAACGTGTGTATCGTGAAAAGTACTCATCCCCTCGTGGTGGTGAAGTCACTATGACAGGTCATACGACAGACTACTTTGTCGATGGTGTACCTAAGAAAGAAAAAGAATATAAGGAAATAGTTAGTTCGCTTATTGATGAAAGTATCTTTAAATTAATCACAAATCCATTGTATTTTAACGAAACGTACTCCTGGCAAAATCGTCGGAAGTTGCTTCTTGAAATGTGTGGTGACATTGACGATGCTGCTGTAATCAATAGTCGTGAAGACTTAAAACGATTAGCAGAGCTATTAGATGGCCGCACGGTTGATGATCAACGTAAAGTTATTGCCAGCAAGAAAACAGCTATTAATAAAGAACTGGATATGATTCCGGTTCGTATTGATGAAGCTATACGAAATAAACCTGAAGTTATGGCTGATAAAGATAAACTAATCAGTGATATTAAAACTTTATCAACTGGCATTGATGAAGTTGAAAAACAAAAGGCAATCATTCAAAACGGGTTTAGTTCTACTGAAAAGGAATCTAAAATCCGTGATATTAACCGTCAGATAGAGGCTCAAAGCTCTAAAGTACTATCCGACTATCACAAACAAAAACAACATCTACGTGGTGAATATGAAGCCTCTTTAACCAAACTAAAAATGGTAGAAGTAGACAGAGATAGATGTGCTGATAGACGAGATGAGCTCAATAAAGAAATTGAACGTGAGTCTAAACGCATTGTAACATTACAATCTGAATTTGATACGTTTAACGCACAACAATTCAATAAAGAATCTTGCCCTACTTGTGGCCAAGCACTACCCGCTGATAAGCAAGAGATTCTCGAGGCAGAGTTTAACACCAATAAATCTAAGAAGCTTGAGGAGTGGAAAGGGCTTATTGAAAGTGCAGTGAAGCTTAAAGCAAACTATGAAGAGCAACAAGAAATTATGGTGTCAAAGATTGATAGTTTAACTACTGAGGCATCTCAATATAATGATGCTTACAATGTTAAGTTTAAAGAATATGAGGCATACTCTGAGCCTAATCTTGAAGACGATCCAGTCTATGCTGATTTGAAGGCTCAATTATTCTTACTAGAGATTGACGATGAACCAGGAGCTGATACTGAAGAACTTGCTAAACTTGACGAAGAGCTGAGCTCTATGAAATCTAAAAAAGCAGGTCTTGAGACTGAGTTAAATAAATTTAAGCTTATTGATGATATTAATCATCGAATCCTTGAGTTAGAAAACCAACAACAAAAATTAGTAGCAGAAAAGAACGCACTTGATGAAGCATCCTTCTTAATGGATGAATTTATTAAAGCAAAGGTCAACATGCTGGAAGAAAACATTAACTCGAGATTCAAGTTAGCGCGATTCAAGATGTTTAATGTCATGATCAACGGAAACATTGAGGAGTGCTGCGAAACTACCTATAAGGGGGTACCATACCGCAGTATGAATAATGCAGCACGTATTAATGTAGGGTTAGATATCATTAATGCACTAACAAGTTATTACAAAGTGAATGCTCCGGTATTCATCGATAATGCAGAAGCAGTAACTGAATTCGTTCCAGTTAATAGTCAAACGATTAAGTTGATCGTTGATGAATCGAAACCGCAATTAACTGTTGAGGAGGTGTAGATATGAATGATTTACAGATTTTTAAGAACGATACATTTGGCCAAGTTCGTATTTTAGAAAAAGATAATGAATTATGGTTTGTTGCAAAGGACGTCGCTGATACTCTCGGGTACCAAAACGGTAGTCGAGATGTAAACCGACATACTGATGAAGAAGATAGAACAAAGACAATGGTGTTTGATGGTAATCAAAATAAAGAAACGATTTTAATTAATGAAAGCGGACTTTATTCCCTGGTACTATCCAGTAAACTACCAACGGCGAAACAATTTAAACGATGGGTTACGTCGGAAGTGATCCCACAAATTCGTAAGACTGGTGCGTATAGCATGAATATTCCTAAGTCATTACCTGAAGCACTTAGAGCCTATGCTAATGAGGTGGAATCGCACAATGCTACCAAAGCTATTGTCGCTCAGCAAGAACAGCAGATTGCTGAATTTAAACCAGTAAAAGATTATGTAGATAAAATCTTATCTAGTAAATCCTGCTTGACTATCACCCAGATTGCCGCTGACTACGGTATGAGCGCTCAAGAATTAAATAAAATCTTACATGAAGCTGGTTTACAACGTAAGGTCGGGGATCAATGGATTCTCTACAAACAGCATATGTCAAAAGGTTTCACTAAATCCGAAACCTTTACATTCTGTAGAAGCGATGGTCGCTTAGACTCTAAAATCACAACTAAATGGACTCAAAAGGGCCGTTTAGAAATTCATAATATTTTATCTAATTTAGATATCCACGCTGTATGCGAAAACGTGGCATAGGAGGTACATAATGGCAAATGAAGTAACTGTAAAGCAACATGCGAATTTACCTGGGTTTCAATCTGCAGAAGGATTTGAACTGTTACAGCGACAAGCAAAAATGTTTACACATTCCACGCTAGTTCCTCAACAATTCCAGGGTGAACAGAATATGGGGAATGCGATTATCGCATTGGAAATGGCAACACGAATGAATGCTAGCCCCTTAATGGTAATGCAGAATTTATATATCGTATATGGCAACCCAGGGTGGTCCAGTAAATTTCTAATTGCAACATTCAATCAATGTGGTCGTTTTGAAGCCATTAAATATAAACCTACTGGTGAAAAAGGGACAGACTCTCAAGGCATTATTGCTTATACTCGTGAAAAGGGTTCAGATGAAATTATCGCAGGTCCTGAAGTAACAATCGCACTGGCTAAACAGGAAGGTTGGTATGACAAGAAAGGCTCTAAATGGAAAACTATGCCAGATCAAATGTTACGTTATAGAGCCGCAGCATGGTTAATTAGAACTACAGCACCTGAAATCTCAATGGGTTTACAGACTGCAGATGAAATCATCGATGTTGAAGGAAAGGTCATCGATACGGCCGATATAGTCGCTGAAACCATTAGTCAAAATGCTAATAGCGAAGTAATCGATATTGAGCCTGCACCTACCAGTGAGTTTGTTAATCCTGAAACTGGCGAAGTGGTCAATATGTTTGGTGATTAATTGTGATTAGTATTCAAGCATTCGGTAGTAGCTCGAAAGGGAACTGCTACCTAATCAAAACATCAACAAATGGTGATGAACTGCTACTGGATGCAGGGTTATCCTTTAAAGAAATTCAACGGTATTGCCGATTTAATTTCTTACATCTATGTGGGGTATTAGTCACTCATGAACACGGAGATCATAGCAAAGCTGTTCACGATTTATTAAAGCTTGGCCATCGTGTATACATGTTAAAAGATACTGCAGATGCGTTATATGTAGCAGGTAATCATAAAGCTATTTACATTACACCTAAAGTTCAATTTACGATAGGCAATTTTAGTATTTTGCCTTTTGAATTAGAACATGATGTTCCTAATGTTGGGTTTTTAATTTCTGACGGTGAAGAGAAACTCTTATATATTACCGACACCTATTACTGCCGATATACGTTCAAAGATGTTGATCATATCATGGTTGAATGCAACCATTCCTATGAAATCCTAAATCAACAAGTAGAAGCTGGTTATTTAGATGGAAAGCGAATGGAACGGTTAATTCAATCTCACTTTTCACTAGAAAACGTTATTAAATTCCTCAAATCGATGGACCTAGCTAAGTGTCAAGACATACGGCTACTACATTTATCTGACAGCAACTCAGATGCAGAAATATTTAAACAAGCTGTTCAAACTGCTACTGGCAAATTAGTAATCGTAGAACAAGAAAGGAGTCCCCTATGATCATTAAATCAATTCAAATTAAAGATAACGATATCAGTATTGCCTATCAGAAACCATCTGCCACAGGTCTTACTGATGTATTTACTCTAAAATCCAAAGATGATCCACGTCCTGAACTTCTGCAAGCATTTAGTAAACTGCAGTCTATTGTGAAGAAGAACTTCGAATTTCTGGAAGAATTTAAAATTCCATTTTTGGTAAACACATTCAAATTTAAGTATGGCTACACTGAAGGTCTTATTCACCAGGTTGGTGTTGAAGGCATCGTGTCTGATATGAACACTCCTAACGAGTTCAAATTCAAAACGGATTGGTTAAATGTTGAGTATGCAGACTCTACATTCGCTATCTCTGTTCAAGACTTAATCGATGAATGCGTGAAATTTATTATGGGACGTCGAGCCCAGGATAATTTATTTGTAGATGAGGAATGATGAATGGCCAAGGATGTATATTACTTCAGCCACGATGTTAATGCGAGCAATGATCCTAAAATCGTGGCAATGGAGTCAGAATTTGGGGTTATTTCATATGCCTGGTGGTGGAAATTAATTGAAAAACTAGCTTCATCTGAGGACTACAGACTGCCTTTTAAAAAATACACATTTATAGCTCTCGATAAAGAGTTAGGAATTTTGAACGAAAATGAACGACCGTTGAACGAAAATGAACGACCGTTGAACGAAAATGAACACACTTTCTTTTGTTCAAATAAATCATTTTTGTTCGTAAACTCGTTAATTTATGATTTTGAATTGCTCGAATGTGATGACGAGTATTTTTGGTCTCCTAGTTTAATTCGCAGACAAGAAGAGCGAAGAAGTAAATTTGAGAAAAAGCAGGAACAACGTAGGCTCGCAGGCATTAAAAGTGGTGAAGCTCGCAGGAAAAAGGAACAAAATCGAACGGTCGTTCAACGAACTTCAACGGTCGTTGAACAAAACGAACAAAAGGAAAGGAAAGGAAAGGAAATTAATAATATAGAGAGAGATACGCGCGCGCGTGAAGATGAAAATCTTCTATCTATGTTTGACGATGATGAAATAAAAAATAAACCTATTTACGAATTGTATATGAAGTCAATTGGAGTTGTATCACCTGCTATTAAAGAGCGGTTAGATGATCTAGTTGAATCATATGGTAAGGAACGAGTTATTGTTGCTATCAATACCACGGCCGATAACGGGGGTAATAGTATCAAGTATGTTGAAACTGTCACAGCAGGGAATTTAAAAAAGGAGGTGAATAAAGATTTTGGAACCACTAAACGTAACAGCAGCAATAGAGGCTCTTCGAGAAAAGACGAGCAAGTTGACTGGCAAGCGGAATATGAAAGAGTACACGGTAAAAAATGAGTTCTTTTATCCAATCTATGATAAACCAGTAGTCATTCAAACTAATGTTAATACTACCTATGCTGCAGTTGGAATTCCTAAACGATATTACGATATGGATTTCGACTGGTTGCGTAAGCATGGTAGTTTCCCGAAAGAAAATGCTGAAGCCTATGCTGTGGTTAAGGAGTACTCTCATAACCTAAAAGAAAATCTTGAGTCTGGCAAGGGGCTTATATTAAGGGGACCAGCTGGTACAGGAAAGACATCTATTGCAGTTAGCCTTCTAAAAGAGGCCATGAAATTAGGTAGAGGATGCCTTATGATTTCAATGCCAAATCTACTAGATAATATGCTCACGTTATCTAAGGGCGATAATGTAGCCTATCTGAGCTATGAGCAAAAACTTAGAAATATTCCCTTGTTATTGCTTGATGATTTCGGGGCAGAGTATTCGAAGTCTGACTGGGTAGCATCTAAGGTTGAAAGCGTTATTATTGATCGCTACAACCGAATGAAGCCTATAATTCTTACGACGAATTATAGCGAGACCTGGACTGAAGAAAATTATAGTCAAAGAATATACGACCGCTTACGTGGAGAATATGAAGAGGCTATATTCAATGGAGAATCACACCGATGAAGATTCTCCTGCGATGTCAGTTTAGGTTTAGAAAGAAAGCCCATAACCGGTTCCCAACGTTAAATGAGTATATTGACTGTGAGCGTGGTTCGACTATAGCAGCCGCCGCTATGAAAAAGAAATGCACCGAGCAAGTCAAAGAACAATGTCTATCACAACAGATAGAATCGGTTAAGGGTAAAGTAGACCTATTATTTGAATGGCACTCATCAACCAGGCATGATCCTGATAATGTAGCTTTTGCTAAGAAATTTATTCTTGATGGACTACAAGCTGCAGGAGTGCTAGAAAACGATAATAGGAAATTCATCGGGACTATGGCTGATGAGGTTGTAAATGACGATGATGATTTTGTGATTGTACATATCACAGAATATATGAGTATATTCCTATAGTCGCTAATAGCCATAAAAATCAAAATTTCATATGTATAAGAACGTTTTAATGCGTTAACGAGTGAATCTTCATGAAGTTGGAATAAAGCACAATACGGACTAAAATAAAGCGTAAAGGGGGAGATGCATTTGAATGAATGCGAAATTGAAAAAATCACTAGGTTGGCCACTGAGGTGGCTACTAAAACCTACTATGAATTAGCAAAGCAAGAAAATGCACAGCTAGGTCGTAAACTTCGACACAACACGATCAAGCTGCTTAAGCATTATAGTCAGTTACAGTCATACGTAGACAATGCTATCACGGATTCGACACAAGCCGAGGATATATGGCTCAATGAACTGTTGATTGATATGTTTGACGATAAAAGCATTGTGAAAGTGAATGCGATTGTTAAATCTAAAGAAAAAACAGCATTGATGATGCGGCATGTAAATAACATGCTCGATATCTATGCGGAAAAGTGCAGCGAGAAACAGTTTAAATACTGTGAATGTGTGCGACGTTATTATATCGATGGCGAAACATTAGAAGAAATTGCTGAATCATTCCCTGAAAAACCCGATGTGCGTACTATTCATAGGTATGTTGCAAGGGGAATAGAAGAACTATCTGTACTTCTCTGGGGAGTGATAGGGCTCAATACAAAATTGTCATAAAACTGTCATGGACATGTCATTCTTGACAATTTATAATGATAGTGTGAGTTAATAGGAAAACAAATACTATCTCTCTCAACGACACAGTGAATACCTAGAACACTAAAGCAAAAGACCACTTAATCCATATGGTTAGGTGGTCTTTTTGCATACAAATTTTAAGGAAGCGAGGTGAATGCGATTGACAGATGTGTATTGTGAAAAGAGGCGATGCCTCAATAATGTAAAAGGTTGGTGCAAGGCTAATGGAATTCATATTGATCACATGTGCAAATCGTATGCACCATCACATTCGTTAGTAAAGACAAAAACCGCAAAGGTTCATAAGGAATGCGGTAAATATAAACAAAATAAAGGCGTATTAAGATAGCTTTTGGGACAGTACCCGCGCTAAATAATAAAAAATAAATTTAAAATATTACACGTTTCGTTGAATTTTTGAGTAATTTTTTTGGTAGGTTCTTCTGGGAAAAATTGAAAGCGTGCGGTGGCCGAGACCCCAAAAATTGCCTAGATTTTAATTTTTTTATGACCTTGCTAGTGATACAGGTAATGAAAGGAGGCTGATTGATAAGTGAAAATTACAGATGATTTGAAAACGGCAACGGCCTCGCAGTCAAACCTGGCAAAAGCACTTGGACTCTCGCGTCAACGTGTTTCGCAACTACTCCAAGAAGGGGTTTTAGCTACCGATGAAAAGAATAATATTCTTGTTATCAAATCCGTTATCAATTATGTCAAATATAAGGGGCAATCCTCTGCTGAAGAGGAAAGTAGTTCCGATGATGCGGTATTCGAGGTTGAAAAGGCCAAGAATGAACGCGCAAAACGCAAGATTGCTGAGTTGAAACTAGCCAAAATGAACGGCGAGGTGTACTCAGCAGATACTGTAGAACAGGTTATGACAGAAATGCTTGTTAATTTGCGTACACAATTGTTAGGATTGCCAACTAAATTGGCACCACAGCTACAAAATATAACAAAAGAAGAAGCATATAACCTGTTAACACAAGAAATAGAGGATAAATTGTCCGAATTAAGTGAATATACGCCATCATTATTCATGGATAGCGATGAGTTAGACGATGATAAAGCGCCAAATTAGGCGCTTTTTTAATGCAAAAAAGGAGGTGATAGCATGAAAACGGCAAAAGAATTGTGGCAATATGTTTCTAAAACGGGCCTGAAACCATTACCAAAAACGAGTGTTAGCCAATGGGCTGACGATTATCGCATGCTATCACAAGGCCTTTCTGCTGAACCAGGACGTTGGAAAACGAGTAGAGCGCCATACCAAAAGGATATTATGGATGCTTTCACGCAACCTGGTATCAATCGGGTAGTTGTTAAGTCAGCGTCACAGGTAGGGAAGGCTCTTGATGTAGAAACACCAATTATGACAACTACAGGATGGAAACGTATGGGAGACCTAACCACTAATGATCAAGTCTTCGATGAAAATGGTAATCCTATTCGTATCTTAGCAGTTAGTGAAGGGTGGAATAACAGACCTTGCTATGAAGTTGAATTTTCAGATGGGGCAGTTATTGTTGCCGATGAAAAACACGCTTGGAGTGTAGATACTGATAAAAAGCAAGGTATGATTGTTGATACGCATACCATTAGTCAAACCTATAAAAATGGTAATCGTAATACATATGCTATTCCTATTGCTAAAGCGTTGAATTTTAGGAGTGATGCTCAATTACTAGTTGACCCTTATACATTAGGGACTTGGCTAGGTGATGGAAATAGCATGTCTGCTCAGATTACAACTCATATAAAGGATATTGCGATTATCAAGAAGATTAAGGAAAACGGAGTTCGTGTAAATATCCGCCAAAAATCTACGAATATTTTAAATACACAACTTGAACCGCTAGAGCTTGACGAAAATATTTGTCGTCGAGGCCATGATATGCGTGTTACCGGCAGAAATAGTGTTGGAAGATGTGCAGAATGTGCACGCCAAAGTGCTTTAAAATCCAAGTGGAAAGGCGTTAAAGATATTAAAGTAGACCCAGTTATAAAACAATGGGATACGATGCGGAATAAGTTAGTCTCTCTTGGTGTACTTGGTAATAAACATATACCAGCATCATACTTGATGGCATCCGTAGATGATAGATGGGCTCTTTTACAAGGGCTTATGGATACAGATGGGGCATGCTCAACTAAGGGAATTTGTGAAATAACACAAAAAAATAAACAGTTGGCACATGATATATTCGACCTCGTAACTTCATTAGGATTAAAGCCTACAATGCACAAGAAATGTGCAGTGGCTACAAATGGAAAAAAAGGAAATATTAGCACAGTATATCGGATTACGTTTATAGCATATGCAGATTCTCCCGTATTCGCTTTGAAACGTAAGCAAGACCGCTTAATTAATAGAACTATTTCTACAAGAAAGAGTGAATCACAACGGCGTAGGATTGTTTCTGTTAAACGTGTAGAAAATCGTGAAACGGTATGTATTGAAGTTGACAGTCCAACACATTTATTCCTAGCTGGTCGTAATCTTATTCCTACTCATAACTCAGACATAATGAATAATGTCCTAGGTCGATACGCTCATCTTGACCCATGTGCGGTCATGATGATTCAACCGACTATCGAATTGGCTCAAGATTATTCAAAGTCTCGTATCTCTCCGATGATCCGTGATACGAAAGTATTATCACAAGTATTTTATGAGACTAAATCCGAGGACGGAGCTAAGACACGAGATGGTAAGAATACGATCTTATCTAAGTTATTCCCTGGTGGTCGTCTTATCATGTGTGGTGCGAACAGTCCAGCAGGATTGGCATCACGCCCTGTACGTGTGCTACTAGCGGACGAAGTAGACCGTTTCCCAGATAGCGCTGGCACAGAAGGTGACCCAGTAGACCTTGCGGCCAAACGTATGACAACGTTCTGGAACAGGGTCATGGGGTTATTCTCTACGCCAACAAATGAAGGTAGCTCACGAATCGATGTAGAGTATCAAACAGGAACCCAAGAAGAGTGGCAACATGAGTGCCCTAATTGTGGTGAGTACCATTTGATACGACATACTGAAATGGAATGTGAGACAGAGGAACATAAGGACGCCAAAGGCCGGAAGATTGTAGTAGTTAGTGATGTGAAATGGCGGTGTCCAGATTGCGGATCTACGTTTTCTGAAGACGAAATGCGGAAAGTTCCCCAAAAGTACATATCAAAAAATTCTGCTGCGTTGCATAATGGCATACGCAGTTTTTTTGTAAATGGATTCACGTCTCCTTGGCTAACCTGGAATGACATCAT